AAGCAGAAGTTGGCTTATCCGCATTTGGAGCAAATTTATCTCGAGCGTCAGATAATGTTTTAGAATCATCTGGCTTTACTGCAGGAGCGTCAGCATATTTTACTTCAGCATTAATCTTAGGTTTTTTACCACCTAATGTCTGATGATTCGGACTAACTGTTTTGTTATTGTTCTCAAAAGCCTTTTCTGCCATTAATTACTTTTCCTTGTCCAAGCAGGATTATCAATACCAGGTTTCTTAATTTTACCTCCAGAATTTCTTTGAGCTTCTTGTGATTGTTGACCTACGCCGCCATTACTATCTTCGTGACCCTCTGGCATATCACCACGAGCCAAAGAACCAAGAACAATAGGATATTGCATAGCAGTATCATGAGGTAAATATGTAACTAATACTCTAGAGCCCACTTTTAATCCTGAAGGCGAAACTCCAATTCTTGACGTTGCAGCTGATGTTATAGGTTGTACTACCATAGCCCATGGAAGTTCTTCGTCTTTGATTGCTTGTTCATCATTATGTTCGTTATAAATTCTGACTTTAACACGACCTGATTTAGTAGGATCATCTTCAAAATTTCTAACTTCTGCAATATAAAACATTATCCCTGACCTCCACCGCCACGTTTGAACGACGCCTTAACAACTCTTAATATCATTGTGCAGTTTGGTGGTTCTGCCGCAACCCTATACTTTGTTCTTATAGCAACCACTAGACATTTTCCATTAAACTGAGATTCACCTTCTTCCCAATTGCTATTAGATTTCTTAGGTATGTCCAGTTCAACCATAGATCCTAAAGTAATTTTAGGGTTATAGTAAACTTCTAATTCTGCTGAGTTCTGCGCTAAATGAGCCAAAAATGCTGCTCTTTTTGTTTTGGCCTCAGAAGTTGTATGTTTGTCTTTATTATTCGCTTTATCATGTATATATCTTACAGGAGCAGATTTAGCATAAGAAGGAGAACTGTCATAAACTCCTTGATTGTCAGCAAACTTAAATTTATTTCGTTTTTGTGTGTTTGTTGCAACAACCTTATGAGTTGTTAAATCTACAGCATACTCTTCGGTTTTATCCAATGCTCTTGGACCAGCATCAAAGTTCTTTGATGGTTTAAACCACATTATAGAATTTTGTCTGTCTTGTTGATTTGCCTTAGAAAAATTTAGATTTGTAGTTTGTCTTAATTTGACTACTGGAGACTTCTCGAATAATTCTTCAAATGTTTTGAATACATATTTGTGTTCACCATTACTGTCTCCCTGTTGAAAAAGAGCAAATGTAGAAGATTCATATTTCTCTGAAACATGTTCCGTGTTCATTTTTTTCAATGCATCTAAAGGATGCATTTTAGGAATAACAATTCTACGATTTCCTTTAGTGTCAGCTTTTTCTATTTTTCTTTTGGTCTTAAATCCTTCTTTAAGGATATGTTCGACAACTTCGCTTGTTTTGCCTTTGAAACTTTTTTCAATATGATTACCCTGAGCATTTAAAAATTCTGGAGAAACACACCTAATATCATATTGTTTGTGGTGACCTGAACCGAAATTGTTTTGTGATTGGTCATTAAGATTTTTATTTTGGAACATTTTGAATTTGAAATTGCCACCGCCACCGGCACTAAAAATACTATCATCTCCTGAAAATCTTATTTCAACGTCCTGATCATAAGAACCGTTGATTCTGTTTTGACCCAATGCATCAGATGGGTCCATAACTCTGACCTCTCCAACAGGACCATATGGGTTCAATATATCTTCATATACGTTGAATCCAACCAATGAGACCTTTTTGTCCTTGGTTAGTTCCATATTTCCTATTTTAACATTGGATATCTTAATATCGCCAGCAGCCATGTTATTCGCTCAATAAATCTGTTAAGTTGTCAACTGCTACTTGTTTCAATCTACTATCCAAAATTCTGATAGTTTTATTAAATTCATTTTTATCCTCTTCATATTGCAAATAAGTAATTGGCTTCCAATATATTTCTTCATCCACAGGTATATTTGAAGAAACTACAGTTGAAGTAGTAAAGACTGTATTCACTGAACTTTCAGAACCATAGATATAGCTGTTTGAAGTTATAGAAACTTCTGCGCTATTTTTATAGACTCCACTGACATGACATATAGAAACTAAATTATTAGATACTGATAATACCTGACCTCTGCCATAGTTTTCAGTATCAAAATTGATATAACAAATTTCGTCTTTGATAAATGAGGTATTACTAACATTATATTGGACAATTTTATTTGTATTAGTTTTCCAGTCTATTTGTTTTCTTTTATATGACATAGTTTTGCCATTGGTTCCGATCACAGGTTCCCAATATCTTTGCTGACCAGTAGTTAGCGCATTATATCCGCCAATCGTTATCTGATCGCTATCTATCCAATTGTTCATATAATATTTGACTTTGGTTTGAGCATTATAATACGAACCATATTTCTTATCTAAAAAATCAATCATCTCTCTTTCATGTAAATACCACTCATAATATGGATCTACTATTTTATTAACAATGTAAATGATCCAGCTTTTATACTGATCTTCATAATATCTAGCACTTAGCTGATCTGGTCTCTCATTATCAGTAATCTCATAAGGATAATACACAAATGGTATGTTTTCAATTTTATCTAGAACTGTAACACGTCTAGTAATATCTATAGCCTGATTGTTGGCATAAGTAATTACAGGAAATTTGTCGAAATATCTTTGTGGCATTTCTTGCTCTTTTATGTAATTTCTTCAGAAGTCCAAAGTTGGATTTCTTTCAATTGTAATGTTAGATTTATTATTGTTGGCGCTCCGCTCTTAAAGAAAGATGGAGTGCCAGAGCCATTATAATCTACTTGTACTGAAATGATTGCACATGGCTTTAGTTTGAACAGATATTTTTCTGGCTTGAATGAGACCAGAGCAATTTTAGGATACTTTTGTAGCCCCCAAGCACTACCAATACTAGGTAATGCAGCCTTTTTACATTCTTTTATTATACTCAATAATGTATCAGATTCGCTCTGAGTATTCGGAGCCAGAGTCCAACTCAATGTAAATTCTTTAAATCCGGGTCTCTTATACATCATATACATAAATGGACTAATGGTTTCGCCTCCTTGAGAAATACCTGGCACGCCGGTGCCAAACATTCCACCTATTTCTATACCAGCAAGACCAGCATTAGCAAGAGTATTTAATTGATTAGCTCCAGGGAGATAAGAACCAAGTGTAGTTAATCCTTGTTGAATTGCATTGATGCCGCTCCATTCCTCCCATAAAATAACTTCATTATCATTTAATCTTCTAGGAATTGGTAGTTTGAATCCACCGCCATAAGAGATAGCCCCTAAACCGCTTGATACTAGACTGTATTCATAATTAACAAGACTGATATTCGTGTAAAATCCTCTATTAGACTGAATTAAGTCTTCAGGAAATGTTCTTGATTGTCTATTAAATCTTCCGGGCGGCTGCGGAAAGTTCTGTGTTAGAGCCATAGTATCCCTTAATCTTGTAATAAATATTACTACTTTACTTTATTTATTTAAACTGTATCAAGATGGCAACATATAAAGGTTACTTTAAACCCATAAACCCTGATAAATACAAAGGCGATTCTTCAAATATTGTCTACAGAAGTAGATGGGAATTTGTGTATATGGCTAGGCTGGATAAAGATCCAGACGTTATTTGGTGGCAGAGCGAGGAGACTATAATTCCTTATAGATCTCCAGTGGACAATAGAGTCCATAGGTATTATCCTGATTTTGTTGTCAGGAAAAAAACTAAAGAAGGTGCTAAAACTATAGTAATTGAGATAAAACCTTATGCACAGACTTTACCTCCAACTATTACTGAAGGTAAAAGAAAGTCTCGGAAATATGTTAATGAAGTCATGACTTGGGGCGTAAATTCAGCAAAATGGAAAGCTGCCAGAGAATTTTGTAGAGACAGAGGTTATGAATTTGAAATCATAACTGAAAAAGAGCTAGGACTTGTGTTTTAATGCCAAATACTTTTAATGATCTTCTAAAAGCCAGTTCCAGGGCTATAGCAGACAAATCAACTACAGCCCAAGATTGGTTTTCTTCTTCTGTTGAAGATCTGAAGGCAAATAAAACAAAAGCTGATCCTAATAAAATTTTTAGAAAATCATCTATGCCTTTTATAGGCGGAATGTTTCTTTATCTTTATGATCCCAAATACAAAAACACTTTACCGTTTTACGATATGTTTCCACTGACCCTACCAGTTGAAATGTATCTAGATGGTTTTTTAGGAATCAATCTTCATTACCTACCTCCTTTGGCCAGAATTAAAATATTAAATTCTCTGATAGATTTGACCGATGAAAATAAATATAATAAGAATAAGAGATTAAGTATATCTTATGAGTTTTTAAAAGGTTACTCTAATCAATTAAAAGGCGTTGAAGGTTGCATAAAAAGATATCTTTTTTCGCACGTTAGAAGTTCTTTTCATGAAGTTGACCCTTCTGACTGGGAAAAGGCTGCTGTGTTACCGCTTCAAAGATGGAAAATTAATAGTAATAGAAGATATGCTGGTTCACCACCTTACTAGGAAGAAAAATGCCATTTAACATAAACGCCTATCAAACAAATTTAAGAGATTTTGGCTATCTAGACAATAATGCATTCTCAGTTTTGATACAAACTCCTCGAGTTTTGTCAAACGCTGTTCTTAGTAATCAGGGCACTCCTACAGCCATTTATAAAATTGCTAAAAACATGGAGTTCAGAATAGATCAAGTAAGAGCTCCTGGTATTTCTATAATGACAGCCGATATTAATCGATTTGGTATAGGCCCAACTCAAAAAATGCCAATAAGTGCTCAATTTCAAGAAGTATCTATTTCTATGCTTGGCGATCATTATTGCGAATTTTGGCAATATTGGTATCAATGGACTAGAGCTATATTTCAATATAACGGTTCAACTGCAAATAATTCTACGCCAAATTATACTGCGGAATATAAAGAAAATTATGCTACTACTATGGTCATTTTCATATATGATCATTATGGAAATATAGTTCAAAAAATAAATCTTTTCGACGCCTTTCCTACAGCTATCAGAGAATTCCCTCTCTCTTGGGGCGATTCGAATCTTCTGAAAATCAATGTCTCTATTGCTTATACAGAATACGCAATAGAAAACTCTTCAATACAACCAACAAATTCGCAACAAAGAACTAATCTATCATCAGGGACTGCAAGGAGCTCTGTGACAATTTAATAATGGAGTATATTAATGTCATTACCGAAAATTGATTATCCTGTATATAAAATAAATGTGCCTTCTCTGAAAAAAGACTTTCAGTTTAGACCTTTTTTAGTCAAAGAAGAAAAATTACTGTTGATGGCAAAGGAAAGCGATAATTCAGCTGACATCCTTTCTGCCATTAAACAGGTAGTCAATAATTGTTCCGTTGACCCAAAATTAGATGTTAGCAAACTAGCATTATTTGATCTTGAATACATTTTCTTAAAATTAAGATCAGTATCAGTTGATAACATAGTAAAGGTATCATATAGAGATTCAGAGGATAAAAAAGTATATGATTTTGAGATCAACTTAGAAGAAGTTAAAGTCAACTATCCCAAAAAAATGGAAAACAAGATTAAGATAACCCCGCAGTCAGGGATAATCATGAAATATCCTTCGGCTGCGTTATACGATGACAAAGATTTTCTAAATCTAGAAAAAGATTATATGTTTGAGCTAATTATCAGATGTATCGAATCTATCTATTTTGAAGATCAAATCTATGAATGTAAAGATTATAAAAGAGAAGAATTGAACGAGTTTCTTGAAAATTTAAATATCAAGACCTTTGAACAGGTTCAGAACTTTCTATTAAATGTTCCCAGAATGGAATATAAGATTTTATACCAAAACGAACTTGGGAACGATCGGGAAATCGTGTTGTCTTCGTTAAATGATTTTTTTACGTGGCGCTGAGTCATAATACGCTATCTAACTATTATGCGACTGTATTTTCTTTGGCTCAGCACCATAAATACTCAATTAGTGAAATAGAATCTATGATGCCCTTTGAGAGAGACATATATGTTCAAATGCTAGTCAACTACTTGAAAGAAGTAGAAGAAGCTAAAAAGAAAAGCAACGGATAACAAATGGCCATAGAAGCAGAAGAATTATCGGCGATAACTAGAGGCATTAGAAATGCCGGCATGGAGACTGCTGGTGAATTCCGCCAAGCAGCCAATGCTAGTAATGCCAATTTAAGTAGAATAGTCAAAGATATTTCTACAACCTTCAAAGCACAGAG